GATTGTGCCCCGCGAACCATGAACGACGGTCGCCTCTCCACCTTTCGCAACGGCTTGACCGGCTCGATCCTGACACTCGCCAATACCGTTCCGCGCTGGCCAGGTGCCGGAGCCTCTTGCCTCCCCTTCGTCTTGATCGCGTAAATCGGCGGGTAGTACAACCACGCCCCACGCGGCCCGTTCAGGACTCTCGGATTCGCTCCCGGCGTGAATCCTACCACGACCGCTTGACTCGGGGCTGGTAACGATTCTGCCACGGCTACCGTGAATATCTCGATTGCCTCCGCAGTGATCGTCTGCGTCGGCGCTGGCAACGATTCAACTATAATGCAATTGATTGCCGTCTGTAAAGTCGATGATTGGGATGGAGTCGGTAGAGTCTCCGCGACGGATACCGGCATGGACGTGCCAGCGGTCGCGTCCTGCGCCGGAGCGGGCATGGTCTGCGCTATGGATATCGAGAACGTCGCCACTCCGCCGGAGGCCGTGCGCGTGCCGTATGTCCAGACGGCATAGGCGATATTGTCGAGCGGTGAACCGTTGGATGCCGCGGGCACCTGTCCGTCAACTGTACGCGACGGGTACGCCCATACCGCGTCGGCGATCTCGGATACAGTCCAGATCATGCGGTCAGTGTCCTGCCAACCCGCGTCCACACGGCGGCGGCTATGTCTGCTGGATCATATGGATCATCGATATATCCGGTGATTTCAATATCAAGGTACGCCTGTTCGCTTGTCTCGATCTGCCCGAACCCTCCGCCGATGATAGCTATTCCCTGCCCCGGCCTGATTATAAGCGGCTGATCCTCGCCCGTATTCGCTCCCTTGCGGTCTCCCGGCCATATTTCGAACTCTGAACGGGATAGCATGGCCGGATCAAGCGTTACCGTTCCCGCTTCCTTGATGTACGGGCCTGCTCCAGACAAGCGCCGGAAGCTGTCGAACCGCTGTTGCTCGGCTACGGGTATCGGCAGGATAAAATAGCCCTGATAGTTCACGTCAACTCCGAGCGTAGAAACAGACGGCTTCAAGCGCATGGGGCCGCGCTTGGCTTCAATCTCAGTGATCGTATTCGCTGTATCGTGCGAGATTATCGTTACCACTTCGCCTATCTTGTCGTCGTGGAACTGCCCGCTTGCCACGCGAACGATGCGATAGCTCGGTATGTTTTCCTCGCCCATGTCCGGCAATGATACGATCATGACCTGCAATACCACGCCTGATCCTGCGCCGTTTATGAGCGCAAGAGAAGCCATGCCCTTCATGAGAGCCGATCCCACGTCACCGTCTCGGTACTTGTACGTCCGGCTTGTGCCTACGACGCGCACGGTCACGCCAAAGTGAAACGCCTGCGGGAGTCCGAACTCCCGGCGCGTAAGGCAGAATCCTTCTCCGGGGTTCAGCACCAAAGGTTCGGTATCCGTGTCTCCGTCGGCGTGCCATATATTGTGGCCTTCGCACGTTCGCCCGGTATGATCGTTCGCGTCACATATCCCGGGTGCCCGCATCATGGCTTGAAAACTGATCGCCTTGGTTATCGTCATCGAGCTGATAGCGTCACCAAAGCGCCTTAGCGTCCCGGTAACGGTCACGCTGTCGGGGTTCTCGTAAAGCTTTACTTGCGCTGGCAGGTCGGCAGCCGCCGTGTCGTGCTTGAACGGGGCTACCTCGTCGCCTCCCGATACCGCGCTGATGCGGTCAAGCGATATTATGCCCTGATTCCCGAGCACGTTTGAAACGTCTGGATTGATCGGGCGTATCATCGTGCGGATTTCGCATATGCGGATACTCTTGGCCGGGTCCACTGCGTTGTTGAAAATTGCCGCCATCCCGTCAGCGCCGATGTCAGAGTCACACCTCGGAAATACGGCGGTAAAGGATTTACGGCTCATATTAGCTCGCGGCGTCCGTGAAGGTGATTTCAAACTCCTGTGACGTGACCGCTCCGGCTCCTACGTTGAATATGTCTACGCCCTGCCCGGTGCGCCATACGATAGGCTCAAGGTTGGCGTCTCCGCCGGTCGGGAAGAAAACAATGCCGACAGGTATGAGCACTTCCCAGTTCGCTTGTGTAACGCCTGTAGTCGTCGCCTCTTCAAGTAACCACATGAAGCGCCGGAAGGTAGCCGTCGCTGTGGCGGTTCCACCGTGCACGCTGGTAATGCTTGTGAGCGCCGACGATCCGGTGTCATGCGCAACCGGAGCAACCGCGGTACCGGCAGACAGCGCCGACAGACGGCGTATCGACATGATAGACAGAGCCGCGGTAACGGCTACGGTATGAGTATTGAAAATGCAGAATCGGTATGCGCGCATTATCCGCGCCCCACCGTTCAGCAGTCCGAGCATCGACTTGCCGGACGCGAATGCTACGGTCGCCTGAGACACCCAAGTTGCTGCCATGATTAAACTCCTTGTGCGAAGATTTTTCTACCTTCGCTTTTGTAGGCGTCGAACAGTACCTTATCGCCCGCGCCGATGATGTTTTGAGTAACCTTGAACGCTCCAAGCGCCGCTATCGTGCGCTGGCATTCATCCTTAACCGCTCCGATCGGTAGCGTGTGATACCGGTCTTTCTGTACCTTGAGCGTGTATTCTGTGCACCGGAGCATTTCGCCCGATGTAAGAGCAACCTCGGTATCAATGATCCAGCCTTTATCGTCGCCGCCCCACCACATGCGCGGCTGGTTCATCCGAGCGACTCCTGATGCGTGAATCCGGTACAGGTTATTTCACCGCCTATCGTGATCGACGTATTCGGCATTTCAAGGTCGAACCCTCCGCCGGTGACGCCGCATGTACCGTCACCCATCGCCGTGATGCCGTCCGCCTTGAAGAGCCGGTAGAACTGGGCAATGCCGGTATTGTCGGCACTCGCGTCTTTGGTGATCGAGTTGGCGGTTATCAATCCAGCAACGGCGGCCCCAAATGCCGGGTTACCGAACGTCAATTCCCCGAGCAACGTCTGCGCCCCGATTGCCGTGTTCGCGGTCGCTGGCTTGGCTCCGTTGTAGATGCGAATGATACCTGCGTTCATAGCCGTGGCGAAGGCGTTAGCCTTCACGTTGGCCGCTTCGGTCGCTACCTTGATTTCATGCGCCATTGCGTCCACCCTTCACGATCTCGGCGGCCATCATTTCACCGTCCGGCCCGCGCTCGATCTTGTGTATCCGCGTCGTCTGTTCCCCGTCGTTGTGGATGTGCACCGTGATCGGAGGGAGCTTCGGCGCGGCTTCGTTGACGGCGATGTGCTGTTCCATCGTCCGCATTTTCTCCTGCATGTCCATGGCCAGCCGCGTGCTGTCGGTCTCCGTCTTGCCCAGTGCGGCGACGGCCTGCGCTTCCTTGAGCTTTATGTTCGCCTCGGTCTCAAGGGTCTGCGCCTTTTTCAATTCCACATTGGCGACAGTCTCAAGCACTTCCGTCCGCGCCTTGGTCGCTTTGGCCTGCGCTTCTTCTGCCATCGCTTCTAGCGCCTGATCCTGCGGCGTCTTTTCCCCGGCCTTCGCCTGAAGTAGCTGCGCCTCTTCCTCTGTCGGTTCGACCGCTCCCATGTTGACGAGCTTCTTTCGGAAGTAATCGCGTACCTCGCCGATACCTTCGCCGGTCATGTTCATGATCGCCATGGCCTGCAATACCTGCATGGTCTCGGGATCGTTCGCCGATACCTGCATGAGCCCGATAAGCGAGCGGACGGTAGCCTCGCGCCTCGATGCGCTTGACGGGCCAACGTCCACGGCAACGTCGAAGCTGGCGCGGGACAGGTCGTTCTCGTACACGACGGCCCCGGACTCGTCGGCGTTCGGACGCATCAGCTCGACCTTGCCGGTATCGTCGGAAGGTGATAGCGTTTTCATCGTCCGTCCTGATTCGACGTAAACGTCCTTGGCCATCGACAGCCATATCTCCCCGACGCGCCGGATCGCCTTGGCAAAGTTGGACACGTAAATAAATGTTTGCATGTCCATGCGGGTCTGGATCATTTCTACGGCCTTGCCGGAGATATTCGAAACCATCTTGTCGGCTTCGCCCTGGTTGCCAAGGATCGACTGCATGTCGGCCTCGGTGAGCTGAAGCAAGGCGGCCTGAGCTGGGGCAATCTCTGGGGGCTTCGTGTACGACAGCGGGCCGGCGGGCATCGGGTTGCCGTCCGCTCCGGTGATCGGGTTGACGAGCAAGAATGGATATTGTTTTATGTTATCTTCTGCCCACATTTGAGCATGTCCCGCCATTTGCTCTGGCGTGAAAATAGGCTTTGCCAAGCTCGACAAGGCGGCCTGTTCGGCGAGCTTCGAGAGTTGCATATTCTTCAGCCGTTGCGCGTCCTTGGCAAGCCGGACGTGCCCCATGCATCGCTCGATGTTGTCAACGAACCAGCGCTTGCCGTAGACCGGCACGACAGGGATGCACTTGCCCGCGATCAGGCCGCAATCTTCGAGGATCTTGTTCCCGGACAGGATATACTTGTGCACGCGCTTTGCCTTAACCTTCTTGCGTCGAGTCTCTTTGTACCCGGTCGCCTCAAGCTCTGCTAAAAGCTCTTCCTCTTCGTCAAGCTCAGACTGCCGATGCTTTACCTCATCGCCGGTCGCAACGCTGGTAAACGTAACGGAGTAATCCGACTCTTCGTCTATCTCGTAATACTCCGCGACGAATACCATGTCAGGCGTATACCAGTCGAACTCAACCTGCTCTATTTCCTTTCCGATTGACGACGGACTTTCGTTGTACATTTCTTCGTACGCTTCTGGAGTCATCGAGTACAAAACGAAACAGCATTTCGCGTCTGCTTTGTCCTGGCGCTTGGCGTCCAGGTCGAAGAATACTGAACTGTCCGCGTCGTATATCGGCTCTATCTTGATCCTCTGGCGCTCGTCGTCGGGGTCCTCGTCGTCCTCGTACACGGTGCGCAGCCGGAGCGCCCCGAATCCTCCGCCCACCGCTTCCTCGAAGGCGTTGTCATAGGCTTCCTCGGCTCCGCTGTCGTGCTCGTCTGCACGGAAGAGGCCGTTGCAGGCGTCGGACAGCTTGTCATCCTTTGTCCCATCCTTTGGCACAAAATCGACCGTTATACGATTATTACGGTACTCATTGATGATGCGGATAACAGCGAGGTGGACCTTGTTGACCTCGAACTTCGGCTTGTGCTCGAACTGTTCGCCGAGTGCGCCTTCCCATTGTGCGCCGGCCAGCGAATAGAAACGGCGATCCTGCAAGCACTGAAGGCGCTCGTCTTTTAGCGCCGACTGTATGCGGTCGAACTCGGTTATAGCGCGGTAGTGGACCTTCGCCAGCCTCTCGTCAGTTGTAGGTCTAGCCATTGGATGCCTCCTTGGGCCCAACCGTCTTTGTCGGCTTGAATATCCCCTTTACCGCTGCCTTCACAAGCCTGATTCGCCGTGATAATTCAGACTCCGCAAGCCCCATCTTGATCGCCAGCCGCTTGGCCTGCTTGACGGTCGCCTGTGAGTACATGTCCTTGGTGATCTTGTATAGCATCTCGTTGGACAGGCGGGCAAGCGATGCGGTATCGAGGCGGTCATGGCGCGGCACATTGAAGTCGTGGCACATGACCTTGTACGAGTGTATCAAGACGGCCCGGTCGCGTGCTGATTTATGGCCTTTGTTGTGTACGTTCATGCAAGATCCTTTTTAGCTTCCATCTCATGCTCGATAGCGGATTTTAACTCTTCAAGGTCCGGCAATTCATACCGTCGAGCGAATGCCTCGGCCAGCCCGCTCCATGTCCAGTCCGTCTCGTCGTTCAGGTTGTCGAATGCCGACTGCGCCCGGTGGTCAAAGTTGAGATTGGTTACGACTTCATCGTTCATGGATTGCCTCCAAAGTTACGCAAGCCGGGATATTCTTCGTCAAGTTTACGTAGTGCCTCTTCATAGTCGGGATCGGATTTATTCTCTTCCCTGCTATATGCGTTTTGTTGCGCCATGGCAAGTTGCGCGAGCATTTCCGGATGGACTGTTCTAATACCGAACATATTTTGAGATAGCAAATAGCTTTGATGCTGCTGGGCCGCCTGCTGTTGCGCTTGCCATGCTTTTCTTTGATCCAATACCTGCTGGGCAAGTATTGAGCTGAAACAATCGCCTAAATAATCTTGTCCGAACATAGCGGCTCCTCTTACCAACGGTTTACAACAGGCAACGGAGCAACATTCTGTACTTGCTTCGTCTGCCGTATCATGCCGGGGAATATCTCGGCAAGTCCCCATATCAGCGCGTCAGCCCGGTTCGGCGACTTGCCGCCAGTATACCCCGTTGTCGAGAATCCCGATAGTTCATCCTCAAGTTGCACGAACCGCCCGACATGGCGAACCTTTCCTGCCTCGTACAATGCGCTGAACGGCTCGGCCCGCTGTGCTTTGCCTCGGCTCGCTGTCACCGCCTTGAACGGGGTACGCGGTCGCGCAACCTGGATAGTCTGCTGGACCATCGCCCCTCCGAAGTTCGTCTCCCCTACGATACAATCCGCATTATGCCGGTCGAACGCGGTAGTTGCAATACGTCCCCACGTCGCCGGGCCTGCCTTGACGGTCAAATCTTCCAGCACATAGGCGTTGCCATCCGTTCCGAGCGCCACCACGGATATGCCTATCTCGTCGTTGTCCGCGTTGTCAACGTCGCCCGAACCGCTCGGGTCAACGGCTACCACGATCCGCACATAGTCCGGCGTAACTCCGTCGATGACGCGCCACTTCTCGATTGAGTCATCGGGGAATAGCTGGTTGGGCGTCGCGTCTCCGAACCGGCCTTCTAGGAACCGGACGCGCATCCGGGCCGGAAGGTTCTCCAGCTGGTCGATGTACTCTTTCGACAGGTTTTCGATATTGTCGCGGGGATTCATGAAGAACGCGGCATAGTCGTCCGGGTTACGCAACGGCGTGCGCGTCTCCGGGTCTGCCTTCTCGATGAACATGCGATAGGACCAATGGGATTTATTCGGCGGGTTCTCGTCGTAGTATGCGCGGAGGCGGAGCGGGATAGGCGGCCGCCCGTCGATCTTCTGTTCGGCCTTCTGCGCCAAGCGGGTACATGCGAGCGATACGGAGGCGTGCGGTATCTGCGATATCTCGTTGAAAAACAACGTCGAGAATTCCATACCCAGAATCTTCTCGGTGCGCTCCTTGTCGTCGAGTCCGGCAAACCAGATCTCCGAATTGCCGGGAAGCGTGATATATCGCTCCTGATTGTGCGGGACGTACTGGATATCCGGGAACGCAAGCCGCATTACTTTGGGGAACGTGTCTAGATATATCGAGGCGA